GCTTCAGAAATAGACGCTGACACTGGTGATGTTATGTACATTGAGAACAGAGCACCGATTACTCGTGCTACTGACCAGACAGAAAATGTTAAACTTGTTATTGAATTTTAATAATTAGGAAGAGAGAGAATGCCAAGTCCAACTGATTTCAATGTCAGCCCTTACTATGACGATTATACAGAGTCGAAAAAGTTTCATAGGATTCTTTTTAGACCTGCGTTTGCTGTACAGGCTAGAGAATTAACTCAATCTCAAACTCAATTACAAAATCAAATTGAAAGAGTATCTGACCACCTTTTTGATAAAGGTGCTATGATTATTCCAGGTGAGATTGGATATGATTTAAATTATTATGCTGTTAAATTAACTTCAAAATCTGCTTCAAGTGTAACTGATTATATTGATACAGTAGTTACAGGTGGTACTTCAGGAGTTACTGCTAAAGTTGTAAACGCTGTTGCAACTGATGGAACTGATCCAGATACTTTATATGTTAAATATTTAAATACAGCTTCAGACGAGTCAACAATTGTATTTACAGATGGTGAAACAATTACATCTGATGGTTCAGGTACACCAACTGCTGTCGTTGATACAACAGCAACTGGTTCGGCTGCACAAATACAACAAGGTGTTTATTACATCAATGGATTTCACGTTCAAGTATCAGCACAAACTTTAATACTTGACAAATATACTAACACTCCAAGTTATAGAGTAGGTTTAACGGTTTCAGAAACTTTTGTTACTCCTGGTGATGATGCCACTTTAAATGATAATGCAGCAGGTTCATCTAATGTCAATGCACCTGGTGCTCACAGATTTAAAATAGAATTAACATTAACTAAAAAATCATTAACAAGTACCGAAGATACAAATTTTTATGAATTATTAAGATTATCAAGTGGTGCTTTACAAAATCAAGTTAGAACAACTGAATACGCTGTATTAGAAGATACTTTTGCTAGAAGAACATATGACGAATCAGGTGACTACACAGTTAGAGCATTTGATATAGATGTTAGAGAACATTTAAATGACGAAGCTGGTAATCGAGGAATATATACATCGGCAAATGGTGGTGACAATGCTAAATTAGCAGTTGGTATTTCTCCAGGTAAAGCATATGTTAGAGGATATGAAATAGAAAAAATTGGTACAACTTTTGTTGATGTAGATAAGGCAAGAGATTTTGATACTCAAAATAACTTTAATACAAGATTTGATGTTGGTAACTTTGTAAATGTTACAAACATTTATGGTTCACCAGATGTAGGATTTGTTTCTGGTGATGTAGAAGCTTTCAAAGCAGTTAATTTATATAAAACTGCTACAGGTTCTCGTGGTACTGAACAATCAACAAGTGGTGCAACTGTACCTCAAATTGGTCGTGCTAAATCCAGAGGTTTTGAATATTCATCTGGTAATGCTGCTTCAAATATTTTTGCTAGTGGTTCACTAACAAGTGCAATATACAAACATTATCTGTTTGATATTACAATGTTTACACACTTAAATATTACAACCGACCAATCATTTACTACAGGTGAAGTTGTAACAGGCAGTACCTCAAATGCTACTGGTAATGTACAAAGTGTTTCAACAACAAGGTCAGTTGCGATAACTGATATTTCAGTCGCAAGTCCAGGTGTTGTAACCGCAACATCACACGGTTTTGAAGAAGGACAACAAGTTACAATTTCAGGTGCAACCTATCAAGTTGATTCAACTGCTCAAGGCACTGCTGTATTTACAGTTAGAAATCCAGACACAAACACTTTTGAATTATATGATACAGATGGCACAACAGCAATAAATGTAACTTCATATGCTTCAGGTGGTACTGCTACACACGGTGTTGTAGTAATATCAAATGTACAAGGAGATTTTTCTGCTGGAGAAACTATTACAGGTGGTACTTCTTCTAATACTGCTGTAATTCAAGCAGATGCTGTAGGATTTAAAGGTGTTACAGATTTTGATTTTCCACAAATTAAACAAATTGGTATGGCAGGTTCGCCAACTTATACTGCTGACACAGCACTTGACGCTACAAATGGAAGTAACTTTACACTAACAGGAACAATTGATGTTGGTTCAGGTTCTGCTAGTGTTACAGGTATTAATACAAGATTTGCTGAAGAATTAGTTGTAGGTGATTCAATTTCATTTACAAACGATAGTGGTAATACAGAAACAAAATTAGTAGAGGCAATTATTTCTAATTCTAGTTTAACACTTAATAGTGTAACAGCTGCAGCTTCTACAAAAACAATTATAACGAGAAGACGAAGTGTTATTCAATCACCAGAAAAAAATGTTTCTATATTTAAGTTACCATATGAAACAATTAAAACTTTAAAAACAACTAATAATTCTGGTATCACAGACACAAACTTTACAGTAAGAAGACATTTTACTGCTACACTTTCTTCAAATGGTGATGCTACAATTACTGCTGGTACTAACGAAACATTTAGTGCTTTAGCAGAAAAAGATTTTTCAGTTTCAATTATGACAACAGGTGCTGGTACTTCAGGTGCTGTTGGGGATGTTTTAAGTTTAACAGGTAATAACCACGAAGGTGATCCTATTTTTGTATTAGGCGGTTCACCATCAGGTAAAACATTAACATTAGATTTTGGTACTGATTATCAAGGTCATAAAGTTAAAATACTTGCTACTGTAAATAGAAGTGTTGCAGGCTCAAAAACAAAAACACTTAACTCAAATACAACTGTTCAAAAAACAAGTCAAACTGAAATTGAGTCTGGTACAATTGGTTTAGGAAAAGCAGACGTTTATCGAATTAATGCTGTTTATATGTCTGCTGACTTTAGTACAAATGCTACAGCCAGTGATACAGATATTACAAGTCGTTTTGATTTCGATACGGGACAAAGAGATAACTTCTATGATATAGGTAGATTAAGATTAAAAAATGGTGAAATTACTCCAACAGGTAGATTACTTGTTGACTTTGATTACTTTTCACATGGTTCAGGAGATTACTTTGATGTGGACTCTTATTCTGGTGTAATTGATTATGAAGATATTCCTGCTTATATATCAACAACAACTGGTGTAAGATATGAATTAAGAGATAGTTTAGATTTTAGACCAAGAGTTGATGACGCTTCAACTATTAATTCAGGTTCGCAAGACCGTTCATTTGATGGTAGTGGTGCCTCAACAGTTGATCCAGTAGAATTTGGTTCTGATATATCTTCAGATTTTGAGTTCTATTTAGGAAGAGTAGATAAAATTTATTTAGATAAAGATGGTAACTTTAAAGTTTTAAAAGGTTCAAGTTCGGCACAACCAAGAGTGCCTGGTACACTAGACAATGCTATGCACCTATACACATTATTTTTACCAAGTTATACTTTAAGTACCGCTGAAGTTGGTATTGAACACGTTGATAATAAACGTTATACAATGAGAGATATTGGAAGAATAGAAAGTAGAATTGAAACCGTTGAATACTATACTCAATTATCTTTATTAGAAACAGCTGCACAAAATTTACAGATACAAGACGCTGATGGTTTTGACAGATTTAAAAATGGATTTGTTGTTGATAATTTTACAGGTCACAATATAGGTGATGTTGGAAATAATGATTATAAAGCTTCTATTGATTATGCTGAAGGACAATTAAGACCAACATTCCATGAAGACGCTGTACAATTAATTGAAAGAGATGACGATGGTACTGCCATTGTTGCCGCTGATAGAACAGCTGCAAACTATCAAAAAACTGGTGACTTAATTACGTTACCATACACAGAATCAACTTTAATTGACCAACCATATGCTAGTAAATCAATTAATGTAAACCCATTTGGTGTATTTACTTGGATTGGTTCAATAGAATTAACTCCACCAAGTGATGAGTGGAAAGAAACAGAAAGAGCACCTGAATTAGTTATTAATAATCCTAATGGAAGTTGGGATAACTTAACAAGAAATACAGGTAACTCTGCTCAATTGTCAGAATTTCCTATGTCAACTGTTTGGAATGAATGGCAAGATACTTGGACAGGTCGACCTGTTGAAACAGAAAGAAGACGTGTAGGTACATATAGAAGAAGACAAGGTCACGGATGGGGTGTAGTTGCTAGAGAAGAAATTACAACAGCACAACAAGTTTCTCAAACAAGAACAGGTATTAGAGCAGTTGCTGTACCAGAAACAGTTAGAACATCAATTGGTGATAGAGTAGTTTCAGTTGCTTTTGTTCCATTTATTAGAAGTAGAACATTAACATTTGTCGCTACAAGAATGAAACCAAATACAAGAGTATATCCATTCTTTGATAATATTGATATATCTTCATATGTAACACCAGATGGTGGTTCATTAGGTGGTAATTTAGTAACAGACGCAAATGGTAAAGTTGAAGGTACATTTGCTATACCTGATCCAAAAGTTAACGCAAATCCTAGATGGAGAACAGGTCAAAGATTGTTCAGATTAACAAGTTCATCTACAAATAGTTTAACAAATGCAAACGTTGAAACAGCTGCAAACGCTGAATATGTTGCAAGAGGTTTATTAGAAACTGTAAGAGAAACTATTTTATCAAGTAGAGAAGCTCGTGTTGAAATGAGAAGTGTTACTGAAGACCAAACAATTACAAGAACATCTACAAGAACAACTGAAAGACAAGTTGGATACCACGACCCACTAGCACAAACATTCTTAATTGATGATGAAGGTGGTGTATTTTTAACTTCAGTAGACCTATTCTTTAGTTCAAAAGATAATAATATTCCCATTACGGTACAAATTAGAGATGTTGTAAATGGATATCCAGGTCAAAAAATATTACCATTTTCAGAAACAACTTTAAATCCAAGTGCTGTAAATGTAAGTTCAGATGCTACGACAGCAACTAAATTTACTTTTTCAAGTCCTGTTTATATACAAGACAATGTTGAATACTGTATTGTTGTATTAGCAAACTCACAAGAGTACAATGCTTATGTGGCAAGATTAGGTGAAACAAATTTAGGTTCTGATAGAACCATATCGCAACAGCCATATGCTGGTGTATTATTTAAATCTCAAAACGGTTCAACTTGGACGGCTGACCAAAACGAAGATATGAAATTCTTGTTAAGAAGAGCCGAGTTTAGTCAAGTTACAGGTACAGTTACTTTAACAAATGACACTTTACCTGCAAGAACACTTAAAAATAATCCTATTAGAACAACAAATGGTTCTGGTGTAATTAGAGTATTCCATCCAAATCACGGAATGCACGGTACAAATAACAATGTTACAATTGCTGGTGTAGCAAGTGGTACTTACAATGGTATTACTTCGGCACAAATTAATACAACATATACAAGTATTTCAAATGTAACTTTAGATAGTTATGATGTTACAACTGCTGGTACAGCAACGGCCACTGGAGATGTAGGTGGTGCAACAGTAACCGCTACACAAAACAGAGCATTTGATGTCTTAAACCTTGGTGGTATTCAAACTATGTTAGTACCAGGAACAAATATAGATTACTATGTAAGACCAACAACTGGTAAATCTATTCACGGTTCTGAATCAGAATTTAGTTTAACTTCATTTGCTAATAAACTTGCTGTTGTAAATAATGATAATATTTTCTTTACAACACCACAAATTGTTGCAAGTGAAATTAATGAAACAAATGAAATGTCAGGTGCTAAATCATTCTACACAATTTTAGAGTTATCAACAACAAACACAAAATTATCACCTGTATTAGATACTCAAAGAATGAGTGCCTTTACAATTCAAAACAGATTAAATAATCCTACTGTAAGTAATACACCAAACTTTGTTGCTGATACAGCTGCAACAGGTTCATCAACTGCTGCTGTGTACTTAACAAAACCAATTGTATTAGAAAATGCTTCAACAGCACTAGATATAAGATTAACAGCAAATATTCGTTCAAGTTCTGAAGTTGAAATGTATTATAGAGTTACAGGTCCAGAAGATGAAAGAAATATTGAAGATTTAGATTACACACCATTTAATTCAGATGGAAGTCCAGATGTTGCAATTACTCCTGCTGAAGATGATTCAACATTTAAAGAATACAAATATTCAGCAACTAATATACACGACTTTACATCATTCCAATTAAAAATTGTAATGAAAGGAAGTATATCATCATATCCACCTATTTTAAGAGATATGAGAGGTATTGCATTGGCGGTCTAATATGAGTAGATTAAAAGTACAAGGATATTCAAATTTAGAAAGAGATACAAACTCTAACGCAATTGTAAACACAAATGCTTCTGAATATCAAATTTATATGAAAAGACACAAAATGAGAGAAAAACAAAGTGATGAATTAAGAAATACTGTAAAGGAAATAAATAGTTTAAAGTCTGAATTATTTGAAATCAAAAAGTTATTAAAAGAGGTAATCAACAAGTAAAATGGCCGCTAGAACAGTATTAACGACAGATACACTCGAAACGTTTAGAACGACCTTTAACAGTCTTTCTACGACGGATATAGGCGATCCTAGTACACTTACAACGACTGCTACTAATCTTGTTGGTGCAATCAATGAAGTGTCTGCCTCTCATTATTCAGGTTTTACAATTGTAGATAGTGGTTCTTCTACAACTCAAAGTATTGCTGGTGGTGATACAATTACTTTTGCAGGAGATTCAAATATTACGGCTGCTGTAACAGCAACGGATACAGTAACTTTTACATTAAACTCAACAATAACAGGATTGACAAGTTTAGACGCAACAACACTTACAGAAGGCGGTGTACAAGTTGCAACTAGACCTTTTGCTATTGCTCAGGCAGTCGCATTAGGATAACATTATAAATAGTATAAATATTAAAAGGAACAACAATGGCTAACGATTTCAAAAGATTTACAAAACCAGATGTGGGAACAAGTACAGGTGCTTCTGCTGACGCTGTTTATACAGTACCAGCAGGTTCAGGTTCATCAGCATTAGAATCAATCGTTATCGGAATCACACTAGCAAACAAATCTGCAACAGGTATTACTGCTTCTGTATTTTTAGATAACTATGATGGTTCAAATGATGTTTACATAGTAAAAGATGCTACAATTCCAGCAGGTGCTTCATTAGAAGTAATGTCAGGAAATAAAATTGTAGTACAAAACAATGGTACAACTGGTGACGTATTAAGAGTATCTTCAAGTGCAGGAACATCACTTGACGCTACGATTACAGTATTAGAAGACGTATAATAGAGAGAGAAAAAACTAAATGGCTTATATTGGAAAAGATCCAAGATTATCATTTACAGGTATCGCAAGGTATCAGGCATTTACAGGTGACGGTTCTACAACTACATTTGATTTAACTTATGCTACTTTAGCAGGTGGTCAAAATGATTTACAAGTTTTTGTAAACAATGTTAGACAAGAACCTGGTGCAAGTAAGTCATATACTCTAGGCCTTGATGGTTCAAACGCTGTCAAAAGAATTACGTTTAATGTTGCACCAGAAGCAGCTGCTGAAATATATGTAATCGCACCTGGTAGAGAAACAGCATTGTTACAACCTGGTTCAAATTCAGTAACTACTGCTATGTTACAAGACAATTCTGTAACAGCAGATAAAATCGCTGATGGTACAGTAATCGCAGCAGATATTGCTGACGGTACAATTACAGGTGCTAAAATCAATTCAACTTTTGATATTTCTGCTAAAACAGTTACATTACCAAATACATCAGTAACAAACGATATGTTAGCAGGTTCAATTGCTAACGCAAAATTATCAAATTCAAGTTTCACATTAAATGGCACATCTATTAGTTTAGGTGCTACAGCGGAAATCTCTGCTGGTACTTCTTGGCAATCAGTAGTAACAGCTGATGGTTCAACAACTACAACAGCAGTTGCTGGAGAAGGTTACTTTATAGATACAACAAGTGCAACTCATACTATTACATTACCAGGTTCACCAACTTTAGGTGACGAAATAAGTATTATTGATTATGCAGGTACATTTGACACAAACGCATTAACAGTTGGAAGAAATGGTAATCCAATTCAAGGTAGTGCGGCAGATTTAACAGTTTCAACAGAGCGTGCTGGTTTTACATTAGTATTTGTAGATGGCACACAAGGATGGTTATTAAAAGATAAGTAGGATAATATGGCATATATAGGAAGACAACCACTTTACGGCGCATTTGAAAAACAGTCACTAACGGCTGATGGTTCTACAACTACATTTAGTTTAAATTATACAGTAGGATCTACTTCATCAGTTTTAGTTTCTGTTGCTGGTGTAACACAAGAACCTGAAGTCGCATACAATTTGTCAGGTGGCGGAACGTCTATAACATTTACAGAAGCACCTGGTGCTAGTGATACTGTTTTTGTTATCTTTTTAGGAATTGCCTATGATACTGCTAATCCAGGCACTGGTGCGATTACAAGTCAAACTGCACTAACAACAGGTGTTCAAGGTGCTGATACTTTATTAATCTATGATGATAGTGCTACTTCATTAAAGAAAATTAATTTAGATAATTTAATTATAGGCCAAACTGAATTGGCATCAAATGCGGCTGATAATGATGTATTATTAATTTATGATACAGACGCAACTGAAATTAAGAAAATTCAAAAACAATATCTATCGCCAACGTTAACTTATACAAAAGGTACATTTACTGGCGATGGATCAACAACAACAATCACAATAGATAGTGGTCGGGCAGTAGATGATGTTTTAGTATTTGTCAATGGTGTATGTTTAACACCAACAGATGACTATACAATTTCAGGTACAACTTTAACCTTTGTTACGGCACCAACTAGCGGAGCAGAGATAACCGTAAGATATTTACCAATATAGGAGGGATAAATGGGGGCAAGAACAAGAGGATTTGCTAACAACGTCCTAACCTCTGGTAAGGTAGACGCAACTGACGGTTTAACAGGCAATCTAGCATCAACAAACTTTGCAAACGCAACAGTTACCAACATAGAAGAATTACCACCAG